CCTTGGGTACGTCACGCAGAGAAGAGTTTTTACGAAGCGTTTGATCACAATTACTTTGCTACAACATTCCATATTGAAATGTTTGGTAAGAACTTACTAGGCAAAAGTGCGTATGTTCCAGAAGCTAATGTAACTAAAAAAGTAGTACGCACAGGCTGGCCGATGGAGTATATGGAAGATATACTACTCATGTATAAGAACATGCCCAAGCGTAATCTAATTCTTTTCCCTCATCGCATCGCACCCGAGAAGCAAGTTGAGATTTTCAGAGACTTAGCTACGCATTTACCGCAGTATGAATTTGTAGTGTGTCAGGATCAACAGCTAACAAAAAATGAATATCATAACTTGTTAGGCGAAGCAAAGATGGTGTTTAGTGCTAACTTACAAGAAACTTTAGGCATTAGTTGCTATGAAGGTGCAGTAGTTGATGCTATCCCCATGGTTCCAGATCGTTTAAGTTATAGCGAGATGTACTACGATACATTTAAGTATCCAAGTGTATGGACCAACGATTACGACACATACACTGTATACCGTCCAGATTTATGCCGTAAAATAATAGAACATATGGACAATTATTCTACAAGAATACCATCTATTCGTAAACAAGCAAAGGATTTACATGATAATTTCTTCAGTGCCAACAAGTTGCTCGACAACATCAAGTGATACAATAACCATCGGAAATATAACTACTAGCACTACTGGTATATATTATACCGGATCAGGTATTAGTAATAACAGCGGAACAATAACTTTTAGTAACGGTGGCACTGTCAGTAGCGGTTCTTCTTTTACCATTGGCGGTGCTGGGTCTGGTTATGAATGGAGTTATAAGATTCCTGAAGAATTCGTTGATGCATTTCCAGAATGGCAACGTATTACAAAAATGTGTGAAGAATATCCAGGTTTAAAAATAGCCTTTGAAAAATTTAAAACAACTTACTACCTAGTGAAAGACCACTATGATACCCCAGAAGATCAAAGACCACTTCCTTAATTGGCTTGAACGACATGATCGTAAACGTATTATTATGGATCGTACAGAAAACGAACCATACTTGGAACGTTACTACGTTCTATTCAAAGAACGTGTAACATTTCCTTACAATGTATTTTTACACAAGTTCTTAAAGTCAGATCCAGATGATGTTCATGATCATCCTTGGAACTATTTTACTATTATTCTTGCTGGTGGCTACTATGAGTGGATAGCTCAGTTTAATGAAGACGGAATCAAAACATGCGAAGTAAGATACTGGCGTGGCCCAGGTAGTTTCCGTTTTGGAAACACACATACTTTTCATCGTATTGAATTAGCAGAAGGCGTTACTCCATGGACATTGTTCTTTGTGGGTAAACGTCAACGTGAGTGGGGATTTATTGTTAAAAATAAATGGATCCACTTCGAAAAATACTTATCAGATAGAAAGAATGGCCTACTTCCCAACAACTAATACAACTGCTACTTCAGTATATACTAATGGTACCAGCACAGCTACTATACCGTATGGTGGTTATTTAACGTCGACTGGAACTAATACTGTTTGGACTACTGGTACTAGTGTCGCCAATCCTTATGATGCCGCATTGACAATCAGTCAATCCAACCCACCTACGCTAGATGTCAAAGGTAATCTTGTAATAAATGGACGTGATTTAGAAGAACGGTTAAAAACAATCGAAACAGTATTGCAAATTCCCGAGAGAGATGTTAAACTAGAGAAGAAGCATCCAAAGCTGAAAGAATTGTACGATCAGTACATTAACGCTTTGGGCAAATATAGAACATTTGAAGCAATTAAAGGAGATGAAGATGAAACTACATGAATCGGTAAGAGATACATTTAAAACTATGGTTATCAAAGAAAATGACGGCTTTAGACTGACACTTAATAAACATGAGGTATTAAGCCCTAAAGGGTTGTTTAGTATTGATATGGTACAAGACAGTTTGAAAGATGGCGAAATAGTATCTAGCCAAACATACAATTTTTTTATGACCAAGGAAGAATGTCAAGCTCTTGCGTATGGATTGACAGCATGAGTGATCAATTAGAATTCTTGTATCAAGAAATGCTAGGTATAACTTCACAAATGATAGAAGAATATGGTCCTATGGAAGTTGCCGCTATCATGATGGCACAAGCTCTCAGTATATACAGAACCTCACTCGACGAAATTGATTATAATAAAATTGTTGATAGTATTTCAGCCAGTCGGAGTCAAGTTAAAAAATTTACACCGGATATTTTACAATGAAAAAAATATTTTACACCTGGCAACAAGTCGAAGGAGCGGTATTGGATATTGCTCGCCAAATGTCAGCACACGATTGGAAGCCTGACTATATTGTGGGTATAACCCGTGGTGGACTTGTACCAGCTAATTTGCTTAGTCAATATACTGGCATTAAAATGTCAAGCCTAGACGTTAGCCTTCGTGACGGTGGTGATTGCGTTAGTAATTGTAGCATGGCAGAGGATGCTTACGAAGGTAAAAAGATATTAGTAGTAGATGATATCAATGATCAAGGCTCTACAGTAGCCTGGATCAAAAAAGACTGGCAAGCGAGTTGCTTGCCCAGCAATACTAGTATATGGGATCATGTATGGGGCGACAATGTTCGATTTGCAGTATTGACTCATAACTTAGGCAGTGAGTTTAAAGATCCAGACTATTATGTCTGGACTGTAGATAAACGAGATGAAGACAGTTGGTTGGTTTATCCTTGGGAGGATTTTTGGTTATGACTTCAGCAGTAATTAAACTTATTTTTGGCATCACTCTTATTGTAGTCGCTGTCATTGGCGGTCCAATTGCAGGAATTTGGAGTTTAAATACTTTATTCCCAGTTCTAACGATTCCGTATACTTGGGAAACTTGGTTGGCATTTTTACTATTATTTGGTAGTGCTACCGGATTAAAATTTGGAAGAGACAAATGAGACAAGTAGATCAACTAAACGAATTAACTGTAGAGCAGTTAGAAGAAAAGATACAACAAGTAACGGCCGATATTAAACGTATGCAAAGTGACGGCAATGATAAACAATCTCTAGTACTAACAGATTATAAAGATTATTTAGAAGAAGAGCTTGCAAATCTAAAAAATGCCAAAAAATAAAAAACATTCTAAAGTAGGTACTTTGGCCGCGGTAGAAGAAGGTCGTATTCATATTGTAAGAATACCCTGGCTCGGTCAAAGTAATTATTGGTGGAATGAGGCATGTGCCGATGTAGTAGAAGTTTTTGGGTTACCCGGTGATCGTTATACCAGTCATCCCAGCCAAGATAATATGGATTTTTATTTTAAATCAGAGAAGGATGCTCAACTATGTCGAATTCTAGTTTCAGAGAAAATTTAGATTTTTATTCAATGCTAATACTAGGCTTTGCAGGTATTGTATTTGCCATTTATTGGAATTATACACACCCACACGTAACAGTAAAATATGATTGTTCAATATCAGAAATCAGTCCGGATTATCCTATACCCGTTAAAGAGGCATGTAGGAAACTTCGAGCAGAAAATACCTTGAATAAACCTAAATAAACCTATATAATAACATATAGACATCCACGTCTATAACTCGGAGAAATTAATTGACCACATTTACAACAGAAGATTTACAGAATGTACTCAAAGGCGCAGATAATATGAGCGACAAAGGCTACAAAGAAGCTAATCTAGCAGATGTTATCCGCTTTAAGATGAAACGTGATAATAAACGTTTTTGGGCTGGGGATAATATTAGTGAATATATCACAGAAGACCATAAAGAAAAGTTAATCGAAGAAGCAACAGTAGCATTTGAAAAAGTGTTAGATACGTTACTTATTGATCGCGAAACCGATCCAAACTCGCATGGTACTGCAAAGCGTCTAGCTAAGATGTATTTTAATGAAATAATGGCAGGAAGATATGAACCAGCACCAGATGCAACAGCGTTTCCAAATGATTCGGCAGACCGTTACGAAGGTATGTTGGTGGTACGTAGTGAGCTCCGCTCTATGTGCAGTCATCATCATCAGCCCGTTGTTGGTGTCGCTTACATTGGCATCATCGCCGCACAAAAACTTATTGGTTTGTCTAAGTACACTCGTATCGCTCAGTGGTGCGCTCGTCGCGGCACTCTCCAGGAAGAGTTGTGTAACGATATTGCTAGGGAAATAGAACGTGCAACAGGGGCTACAGATTTAGGCGTGTATATTCAAGCCACACATGGTTGCTGTGAGAATCGAGGTATTATGGCGCACTCTAGTCTAACACAGACTACAGTATTAAAAGGTGCGTTCAAAGATGATCCTGCTACTAAGAAAGAATTCTTTGACAATATTAAAATGCAACAGGAGTATGCTTCCAAATGACAACAGCTAAAGACTTAACCGATCAATTAATTAATCGTGCTATGAATTTGAAAGAATTCGTAGTAGAACGCGAATTTAATGACATCCCAATGCACGGTATTATTAAATTTAATGTACAACATACACAAGGCAAACCGGCACGTATATTTGTTCACGCATTAACACAGCAAGAAGCTGAAGAAATGGTCAACGAATGGTTTGAAGAAGCCAATGACTAGTGATATAATTTTACTGTTTATCTGCTTAGGTCTAGGAATTCTTATAGGACAAAACTGGCGTGTAGATAAAGAGAGAGCACTTAAAAAAAGATTGTTAAAAGAAATCGACACTGAACTTTCTAATGAATTAAAGATAGCAAAAAATTTAAATGAAAGTCTTCAAGAAGATATTAAAGAATTAAAGGCAACTATATGGAAGCTCAAAAACCCGCCGAAGGCATCTTAATGAAAAAAGACTGGGGCGATGCTAAAGTCTATCAAATTGTGTGTGAGTGCGGAGATTGCGATCACTCCCATAACGTTTGGATAGAAGCAGATGACACTGGTGTTAGTGTCACTGTTTATACTCAACAGAAAACAAAATGGTGGGTACTTAATCGCTGGCAAAAGATTTGGACATTGCTAACTAAAGGCTACATTGAAGTTGAATCCAATCTTATTATGGGTGAACAACAAGCTCTTAATTATGCAGAAACATTGAAATCTGCTGTTAAAGATGTTAAAATGTTTCAAGCAGAACGTAAAGAAAAATCAGCAGTGACAAAATTAGCGGAACAAGGTGATTGTGAATGAGCAAAATTAAGATAGCAGAATTATTTTATAGCATACAAGGTGAAGGACGGTACATGGGTGTTCCGTCTGTTTTCTTACGCACATTTGGTTGTAATTTTAAATGTGCAGGGTTTGGTATGCCGCGCGGTGAACTAAGCACAGAAGCAGATGAAATTGCACTAGTTAGACAGCATTTTACAAAATACGAAGAACTACCTTTAGTTAGTACAGGTTGTGATAGCTATGCCAGCTGGCATCCAGACTTTAAAGATCTTAGCCCTATGCTTACTAGTGATGCTATGGCAGATCGTATTATAGACATGCTACCATGGAATCGTTGGGGAGATGCACATCTAGTTATTACTGGAGGTGAACCGTTACTTGGTTGGCAACGTGCTTATCCAGATTTATTAAGTCATGAAAAGATGCATGACTTGAAAGAAATCACATTTGAAACAAATGGTACCCAACTTATTACTGATGATTTCCAAAGATATTTGCTTAACTGGGCAACTGGTCACGAATTATTTAATCGAGAAATTACATTCAGCGTAAGCCCTAAACTAAGCGTCAGTGGAGAAAAGCGTGAAGAAGCAATTCGTCCAGAAGTTATTTTGCAGTATCAAGATATTGGTTACACTTATTTAAAATTTGTAGTGGCTTCGGAAGACGATGCGTATGAAGCGATAGAAGTCACAGATATTTACAGGCTGGCAGGTTTTGAAGGGCCAGTATACTTAATGCCAGTGGGCGGAGTAGAAAGTGTGTATACACTTAATAATCGTCGTGTAGCAGATCTAGCTATGAAAGCAGGTCTTCGCTACAGCGATAGACTACAAGTGCCATTATTTAAAAATGAATGGGGAACCTAATGAAGAATTTAATTAAGAAATGGTTTGGTATCGATAAGTTAGAAGAAAACTTAAAGATGCTTAAAGAAATGGAAGCAAAGGCTATAGCCTCAACTGCTGAAGCACAGGTTGCCGAACAAGAAGCAAAAATGACTCCAAAAGAACGTGCTACTGAAAGAGGTGAACCTTGGGTAGCTGTACTAGACACCAAAGTCAACAAGGACAATGTACGCAATGGCTTCTTTGAACTTGACTGGAACGCAGAATTTGTGCTACAATTGAAACAAGCTGGATACGGATTTGAAGGCGATCCAGAAGAAGAAATAGTAGATCGTTGGTTTAGAGATTTAGCAAGAAACATGCTGTCCGAAGATGGACAAGATCTTAACCGAAATAATACTATGGGATTTATTAACGTAAACAAACTCGGTAACGGGAAAGCATCTGTAGAATGACATATATTATAGTTGATACTGCTAACACATTTTTTCGTGCTAGACATGTAGTCCAAGGCAGTGCCGATATCAAACTCGGCATGGCCTTTCATATTACACTTAACAGTATCAAGAAAGCATGGCAGGACTTCGGCGGCACTCATGTAGTATTCTGTCTCGAAGGTCGTAGCTGGCGCAAGGACTATTACAAACCATACAAGGCCAATCGACAAGAAACTCGTGCGGCTATGACACAAAAAGAACAAGAAGAAGATAAATTGTTCTGGGAAGCATTTGACGAATTTAAAAACTTCATTACAGAAAAGACCAATTGTACTGTAATGAGGCATGAAAATTTAGAAGCAGATGATTTGATTGCAGGCTGGATACAAGCACATCCAGATGCTAAACACGTTATTATTTCAACAGATGGTGACTTTGCACAACTTATCGGTCCTAATGTAAGTCAATATAACGGTGTAGGCGATTTACATATTACACATGAAGGTATTTTTGATGCCAAAGGTAAACCCGTTAAAGACAAGAAAACAGGCGAGCCCAAGCCAGCACAAGATCCAGAGTGGATGCTATTCGAAAAATGTATGCGTGGTGATACCAGTGATAATGTCTTCTCGGCGTATCCAGGTGTGCGTACTAAAGGTACAAAAAACAAAGTTGGTCTTACTGAA